TAACTTTTGGGTTTGGTCCTAGTGGAGCGCACACAGTCTATACAGTTATTAGAACATTAACAGGCACAAATATTGGTCAATGGTGGAGAGATCCATTTATCTCTCCAGGTGGACTTAGAATGACAGGCGCAGATCTTAAACCGTATAATGCGCCTAATTTAAGAGAAATATATAATGTCCTAAATAATGCAACTGGATCGGGAGAGCTTCACCCAACTCAAGTTATAGATAGAATGAAATCTTATACGTCTGTAAACACAATAGGAGTATTAGATATTATATCTGAAGGACCTATAGAAGGATTCGTATCTGGATTATATATACCAGACTTTAGTGGCAAGACTACAGGAGATGTAGGATATAACAGCGTCAGATTTCAACCATTCGAACAAACATATTCTAATCCCGAAACAAGATCTATATATTGGAATGATACACCTATAACAAATTTACAGGGATTTTATAATTTTCAATATGTTGATTATAAATTTACTTATGGCGAAAAAACAAATGATCATACTATCTTTAACCCTTACTTAAACCTTTATCAAGATAGAAGAAATTATTTTGGTGGTCAAGTAGATAGAAATAAAATACCCCTAGAAACTTCTGTGACAAAACTTGTAAACGAAAGATTATATGGTGCATATTTAGTTACAGGATCACAATTTGTATACTATCCGAAAACTTTTTATATTTATAATTTAGATGTATCTAAAATTAAAGTTAACATTAAAGTAAATTCTCTTTATAACAGTATTATAACCGGTCCCAACGCTGGAGATATAGAAAGAATAAGATCTCAATTTAGGTTTTTAATTTATAGAGTCCTTAGCAATGGAGAAAAGATTATTTTAGATACTTCTAAGTATCCACCGTTTGTAAAAGAAGCTTATGCTAAAACAGATATAGAAGTTGCTGGAAAGATAACTCAACCAAATGTTTTTTCTTTTTTAATAAATATTAGACCATATTCAGAAAATTTTCCATTTTTTGAAATTTTACCAAATCAAATTGGTTGGGCTGTAGATATAGTAAAAATAACAAGAGAATCACTCGGTGGAGTAGCATTTAATAATACTACTCTTGATAGTTATACTGAAATATATTCAGATAGGTTTGTATATCCAGACACAGCTATGGTTTATACAAAATTTGATGCAAGGTATTTTGCTAGTATACCAGATAGGAATTATAAAATTAGACTTTTAAAAGTAAAAATACCAGTTAATTATGATCCTATAAGTAGAAAATACTCTGGCCCATGGAATGGAAAATTTAAAGTAGCATGGACAGATAATCCAGCTTGGTGTTTTTATGATCTAATTACGAGTAATAGATATGGACTAGGAAAATATATAAACTCTGTGCTTACAGATAAATGGACGCTATATGAAATTGCTCAGTATTGTGATGAACTTGTATCAGATGGAGTTGGTGGCCTTGAACCAAGATTTGTATGCAATCTATTAATTTCTACAAAAGAACAAGCATATAAAGTTGTTAACGATATGGCTAGTTTATTTCGATCAATTGTTTATTATAGCGCGGGACAGATTATAGTGTCTCAAGACGCAAAAAAAGAGCCTGTTTATCTTTTTACAAATAGCAATGTTATAAATGGAAATTTTGATTATCAAGACGCTTCCAAAAGAGCAAGAAAAACTGTAGCTATAGTAAGATACAACGATTTAACAAGAAACTATAAATCTTCAATAGAATATATAGAAGATAGAGATGCTATATTAAAATATGGTATTAAAGAAACGGAAATTGTTGCATTTGGCTGTACTAGCAAAAATCAAGCTAGAAGACTTGGTAAATGGAAATTAGTTACAGATAATACAGAAACCGAAACGATAGATTTTCAAGTTGGTATAGAAGGAACTTTTGTAAGACCTGGAGATATTATTAATGTTTTTGATCAAAATAGGAAATTAAAAACTTACGCCGGAAGAACGATGGAATTAAAAACTGGTTACGCTATTTTAGATTTACCATACACACAGCAAAATCTTTACGCAATTACTGGAGTTAATAAAAATTTTCAAATTAGCTTTCTTACTCCAACATATAATTTAAATCCTGGAACTTATTTAGGAGATTTTTATCTTACTGGTTTTTCAAATAATTTAAGTTCTAGTGGAATTAGCGGAATAAACTCTTCATTTCTCAGAAGAAGCCAAGTTCAAACAATAGCAATTAATAATCCAATAGTTTCTATTAGTGGCGGATCAGGTATATATTCAGATAAAATTAGAATTAATTTTAATACCGCTTTATCTACTAATGGATATGAATTGCCTCAAAATACTATTTGGATGATGGATATTAATCCAAGTGGTTATGGAGGTGTATCTGGCGGACTAAATGTAAGGTCAAATATAAATAACTCTTTAAACACAGCATATCCTGGCTCAAACTTAGAACCATATTTAAATGAACCAAAAGCGTATAGAATATTAAATATTACTGAAAAAGAAAATTCTATTTATAATATAAACGCCTTGGAATATAATGTAAATAAATTTACAGACATTGATAACGTTGGAGTTCTTACGAATTTGCCAGTAAAACCTCCTTATCCATTACCTCCTACTTTAGTGCCAAGAATATTATACAGAAATACAAACAATATACTTACTGGATCTTATGGAGTTTTATATACAACAGATCAAGGAGGTATAAATAGTTTAATGTATGAGATAATTCCACGAGCAGGTACGCCAAAAGAAAATCTATTTTATGTATATGTTAAAACTGGATCAAATTATGATAATTTATTATCTGCTCCAGAAATAAATTTAAAAGATGTAGTAGCAATGAATGAAATAAGGACCGGAATTACACCAGCTTTATTAAATATAGGTCAAATACCACCATTTTTCACACCATTATATACAGGTGATTATTATTTTAAAGTTTTTAATACAAATAACATAGGAGAAAGATCTACTCCTGTTACAGCATTTTTAAGGCTTACAAATCAGGCTGCAATATCAACAATAGAAGCAACGAAATTTAATATATTTTAAAAATGAAAATAGAAAATTTAAATTTTACTTTGAGCTGGCAATCTAAAAGGAAAAACTTTATAGAAGGTTTAGATGAATATAATTTTCAATTTCCTTCTTATAATATTATAATAAAAAATACAGAAGACCTAATTATTAATAAATTTAATAATTTATCTAATCATATACCAGAAATGGAAAGTATCCTGCATGGAAATCAGGACGGCTATGTATGCCCAAAGCTAATAGTTAGACCAAGCAATTCGGTATGCTCTACAGAATTTAAATATAATTTTGAAAATAACTATACAAGATATAAAGAATTAAATAATAAAATTGGTTTTTATAAAAATTTAAATATCAAAATAGACTATCATCAAAATGACGATGAAGATTTTTTTGTTGATGTACAATACAAAGAAATAGAAGGCATAGAAAAAAATAAACTTTTTCAAAAAGTATACAGAAGCACAGATTATTTTTCTGTTAAGTTATCTTTAGATAAGGAATATATTAAAGAAAAACAAATTCATTCTTTATTAATTGTAAGCGAGGCTTCTAATAGAGAATTTAAAAATAAAAAACTAAAAAATCTATTTATAGAAAATATTGAAGATAAATATCTAGACATTAACGATAAATATGTGTTATTGACTGTTCCTTTTATAGAAAGCAATATCGTAGAATTTACAGAAAATATAAATATAAAAATCGCATGCTTAAATTCTGTTCAGTCTGATATATATAACTTTTTGAACAGCAGAGAAAATCAAGAAAATATAAATATATTTCTAGAAGAATTTTTTTCAAATCAATTTTTTGATATAGGAAAGATATATAAACAAAATACTAATAATGAAATAATATTATATTATCAAAACTATTTATATCTTTTTAATCAAGAAAGTTTAAGCTCTAACTCTGAACAAAACGATAGAGTAATAGATGAAACAAAATTTAATAAATATTTCCCACTTCTAAATAAAGATCAAAATAATAGAACAATCTGCTTATCCGATGATTTAAATATAGATAATATAAGAGATAATAACTTTGATCTTTCTTTAGGACATCTGGGTTATTATGGTAAAAATATAAATAAAATTGAAGACGTGGCAATTGATTTAGATTATTTTCAACAAAAAAATATATTATCAGCAAAAATTTTAGAAATAGAAGAAAACCAAGATCAATGTTCTTTGTATATGGAATTCATTACCAATCTTTATAGTAACGAAAAACTGTTTATTGAACCAAATCAAAATTTAAAATATATTAAAAAATACAAAACGCTTATTGAAAATAAAGAATATATAACCTTATTATTTAAGTATACTTATTCTTTAGAAAATACAAATCAATATTTAATAGAAAATCCATCTATATCTAAAAATCAAATAATTGCAGATAAAGATTTAATTAATTTTTCTGCAAAATTAATTTTATAAAATTAACGACTTCTATACAAAAGTCCACCAGGCCTTTGCTGTTCTGTTATAACTTTTAATACTTGGACTTTTACTTTTTCTGCCAGTAACTTTGTTCTTCTTCTTTCTTTCTCTGTAGAATCTCTATCCTCTCCTTCGCCTTCTTCGTCTGAACTTTCTGAAGCGCCACCTTCTTTTGTTACATTAACTGTAACATTTACATTATTTGTTGAATAACTATCCCCGCCAGTCATTGAATCTGACGAATTAGATCCATATCCTATCTCTCCACCTTCTGCAAATTTTTTAATCCGACCATTATTTAATTTATTAAAGAAATCTTTACCGTAAAGATTAACTGCACTTTTACGCATAACATATTCACCATCCATTAGCATTGCTGGTACATTGTCTTCGCTCAATCCCCCTTGCGCGTATTTCTTAATATATCCACCATCTTTAAGAAATGATAATCCAAAACCTCCTAGTCCAAATCCAAATTTCCACCAAGATCCTTGTTGACGTTGTTTCTGAGCTTTATTATATGCGTTTTGCATTTCTGCCCTTCTTTGTTGTTCCATTTTTAATCTTTCTGCTTCATCTCTTAATCTTTGTGCTTGTCTTTCTAAATATCTTTCATAATCTTCAGCATTTTGCAAATTGATATCGTCTACATATTTTATATAATTTAATAAATCCACTTCTCTTTCTGCTCTAATTTTGTTCATTGGGTTTGCTTCATCTGTTATAGCTTGTAAACTTAATCTTGAGTCTATAGCTTCCCCACCACCAGTAGGTCGGAATTGATCATTATATAGATATGCATTCTGAAATGTCGTTTGCAATTCTCCGCCGGTTTGAAATTTTTCTATTGCTTGATTATTTAACATACTTAAAAAGCCAGAGCCATATTTATTAACTGCGCTTTTCTTTACAACATATTCTCCATTTGTTAACATTGCTGGAACATCGTCCTTTGTTCCAGACCCACCAGTTACAGTTCCTCCAGAAGAATATCCTTTAACTAAACCCCCTTTATTAAATCCAAATAAACTTCCAAAACCGCCGCCTCCTCCTCCAAAACCAAAAAGATTACTTGTGCTACCAAAAAATTTGCCAAATGCGAGATTAATGCTTGCTTCCAAAGCAATTTGTTGAATTTTATCTAATATATTTAAAGCGAATCTATTAAAAGCTTCCTCTGCTGTAGCTGTACCATTTGTAAAATCTAAAAATGCACTTCCAAATTCACTCTTAATTGTTCTAGCAGTATCAATCGCCCCAAGCTGAACATCTCTAAATAATGTAGATGTATTGTAATCAAAAGTATCAGTAAAGGCATCTACAAAGTCCATAGGCTGAGTATTTCCAAGCTTTATATTTTTTTCTCTAATTGCTTGTCTTCCACTTAAAAGTTCATCTGAAAATATTGAGCCTTCCGCGCTTTGAGCGAGTAAACTTAAATTCTCTGCAGCTGCCTGCGTAGCGAAATCTAATTTTACAAGATTATCTCCATATTTTTTTTCTAAATTTGCTCGAATAATTTCAAGTTTATTTGCCGCATCTTGTTGTAATGTTGAATCTAAAATAGAAGTATTGAGTGTATCAAATCCATTTTTTAAAGAAGAATTGCTAGCAGTTAATGCTTTTAATTTTGATTGAAATTCTGATACCTGCCTTACGGATAAACTTCCTTGACTTTTTATTAAATTTAATTGCTCTTGTTCAAGAGCTTTTAATCTTTCTTTTGCTAAAGTTTTTGTTTGATCATCTAAAGTATTTTCATTTATTGAATTAATACCTTGTAAAGTTGAACCTGCAATTTCTTTTCGATAATCTGACGCTGACTTTCTTGTTAATTCTTCTATGTCTAAACCTTCAAATCTATTAGATCTTATACTATCTATGGAGTCTCCAATAAGTTGTGAATTTTTTTCTTCTAAAAATATCTCGCCACGTCTAGCTTGTTGAATAATACTTAAACTTTTTGCAGCGCTTGATAAGGCAGGGATTAATAAATTGACATTCCCATTTAGTTTTTGAGTCAAGTCTGCTTCTATAGCTTTATATTTATTAATAGCCTCTTGTTTTAGAGTCGCGTCTGAAATACTTGCTTCTAAAAATTTAAGATTCTCGCCAGAAAAAGAAGCTTTTTGACCGGCTTTATCTAAACCGACGCTGAGCTTGGCGAGTTGTTCGTCTGTTAGTTTTCCTTCTTTAGCAAGCATATCTGATGCTATTTTAATTTCATTTGAAAATTCGGTCATTAAACCTATTCGTTTTGAATCTTCTTGAGTTCCTTCTGCAATTTTTGTTGCTGCAGATTTTGTTAAATTTTCAAGTATAGTTTTTGGACTATATTGTGTCATAAGTTCTGGATCTTTAAAAAGCTCAGCAAAGTTTGCTTGTTTTAATATTTCTGCTCCAGCTAATCTTCGCGCTTTTGCCTTAGCATCACCTTCTTCTGTTCCATCTCCTTGAGCAAAAAGTTCAGTTAAGTTTCTTGATAATTTTGTAAAAGAAAATATCCCTTTTGCAGCATTATCCATTGCTCTACCTGCTAATTCTATACTGCCGCCTAATTCTTTAAATTTTTCTATTATTTTGTTTACTTTTTCTTTTGGATCTCCTTCGCCTTCTAGTATATTCTTAATAGACTTTTTTATGCCTTCACTATTTTTTTCTGTTATTTCTCCAGCAGTGACTAAACCACCAACAAAATTATCTAATTCTGCATTAAAATTTTTTAAGCTTTCTGCCGCTAAATCTGATGATATTTTTTGAACAGCAAAGCTTTCTTTTTCTCCTTGAGATAATTTTCCATAATTTTTTGGTACTTTATATTTTTCGAAAACTCCTCCGAACCCTTGAGATGATCGAGCAATAGCTTCTGCATATGCAATATCCATTTGTTTTATTTTTTCATCTATCTGTTCTTGCGAAAACGGCAACATTCCTGTTTCCATAACGCTTTTTGGTCCATTTTGAATATTAGTTAAATTTGTAAAGCCAAATGGATCAGGGAGCTCACCAAAAGGAAGTCCGTCTGCTAATGATTTTTCTAAATCTTTCATTCCTTTAGATGTAGTAAATGAAACTAATTCAACAGCATTAGCATATCCAGATAATGATCCAATTAATTTTTCGTTATTAGAAAATAATTCTGCGAAAGTCTCTCCAGATCTTGTTCGTAACATTCCAAAAGCGGTAATATTTTCATCAAATGTATCTTTTAAATTTCCATCTTTTTTAAGTTGAGCAATTTTAAGCGTGAATTCATCTATGCTTTTTGCAGACTCTTTTATGGTAGAAGCTTTTCCTAAAGCTTCTCTTAATCTTTCTTCATCTCCAGACTCTATAGCATTTATAATCTGATCTCTTAGTTCAGGGCCAACGTCATTAAGTATTCTCCCTAAACTTGCTCGAGATTCTTTTTCTGCTCTTTGCAAATCTTTATTTGTGCCTTTTATTTCCCCAGTTTGTAGTCCTCGAATTTGTTCTCTAGAAGTTAAAAACCCTTGAACATTTTCATTAAATCTAGATAAATTATTTAAGGACGCTGCTGCTTGTTTTGCAAATTCTCCAGTTTTATCATTAAGTATCTCTAAAGATTTTTTAAATCCTAATACTGCTCCTGTTGCAGCTCCTATAGCAATACCCCATGGTCCAAATAAAGCTCCTGCTCCGGCAAAACTTGCAAACGTCCCAAGTCCTTCTGCTGCAGCTTGCGCATTTTTATCTCCTGGTCTAGAGGCAGCGATTGTTTGTGCAATGATTGGAGCGCCGATACTTAAACCAATACCTGCGCTTTGTAATGTCCCCCCAGCAACTTGTCTTGCTTGTTGAACTCTACTTAAAGCCTCGGAAGCTCTTTGTGCTCTTGCCCCAGTGGTAGTATCTCTAATTCTTTCTAATTCTCTTAATTGTCTACCTCCACCAATGCCTAATCCTAAAAATCCTCCAGCAGATCTTTCTAAATTAGAAACATTTTGATTAAATGATCTTGTAGCGTTTGCAACTCCTTGTAAGCTACGATTCATATTTGTAGCGCTTTGATTTGTTAGATTATATTTTAAAGCTAGCGCGTCAACTTGCTTATTTGCATTTCTTAAACTTATTTGTTGATTTCTTAATTGATCTACGATCCCACGAAATTCTTTCTTTGCATCTGCTAGAAAAGTTTTTTGATATTGAAGCGCAGCTTGTTGAGATGCACCTGCTCCGGTCATAGAAGCAAACATTGCAGGGTTAATTTGCATAAATGGAGGAGCAAAATTAGGTATATATCCTTCGGAGTACATCCCAGCTTTCTTTGCTTCATTTATATTTTTTTGAGCAGAGATACCCTGTTTAATTCCATTTGGTTCATCCTCTGTATTATATACTCCAACGCCTAAAGGGTTATAAGAGCTCATTAATCTATTATCTTGTCCTATTCTAACCTTAGACATTGGTATGCCAGCTGACACTTCTCTTTTTATTGCTTCTCCAAACGCAGTAAAATTAGGAATAAATCCCTTTGACTTATTTCTTTTCTTTGGAACTCCCCTGCCTTCTGTCCTAGCAATTTTTTCTGCAAAACTATCTAAATTTCCTTCTGAGAGAGAATTTTTTAAATCACCAAAAGTAAATCTTCCTAATTCTTCAGTGTTTTTAAACCTTTTAGATAAAACATATAATTCATTCTTATTTAAATCAAATGTATTAATTTCACTTGTAGATATTCTATTTAATGAGGCTTTAATTGCTGATTCAAAAATTTGTCCAACAGTGGCTTCAATTGCGCTTCGACTTAGATTACCTCTAACATAATTTTCAAAATTTGCACTTTGGACAAGCTGTGGTCGAGTAGACACAGAGCTTATATAGTTCTTTGCGTTTTGTATTAATGAATTTGTTGCGTCTTTATATAATTGATCTGGAACTGCAGCGTCTCCTCCCGGAAATGGATAAGCGCTAAATCTATACGATCCATCATTTTTTGTATTTCCACCAGCTAACATTGATGGTCCACCAGCTGTAGATGGGTAAACTAAAACATAATTTTTTTTAAGTTTTGATCCTTCTTTTTCTCCACGAGCTCCAGCTGTTAATTTTTCTTTTTCTCTTAATTGTTGAGTAATTAATCCTCTAGCTCCAGATTTTACAAATACTTGACCTCCTTCTAAAACTAAAGTTCTATTACGGAATAAACTCTCGTTAGATCTAAGCATTGCTCTTTCAGCCTCTTCTCCACGCAAGGGTTGATATTCTTGATTAATTAATCTTCTAAATCTGTATTGCTGTCTGGCTTCTGAAACTGAAACATTTTCTGAAAATGCATTTGTAATAAAATTTGGTATATAGCCATTACTTGCATATGGATCAAAACCATTTTTCTTTATAAAATTATCTTTATAATTTTTACCCGCTTTACTATTTTGAGGAGGCATAATTGCTGGTTGATTCATTCCAGCAAATTTCTTTACTTTTTCCGCAGAATTATATATAACCCTACCTTCTCCAGAGATATTCATTTCTTTTATTTTCCCTGGTTTATATCCTCCGGTTAAAGCTCCATATACTTCTGATAATGCATAATTAGGTATAAAGCCTGAAGATTTAGTTGTAATTTGGCCGCCTTTAACTCCTACGCCTCTTGTAACTAATGAACCGCCAATAGTTGAAGATAATGCTGCAGCCTGTGTTCTTAAAGCGTTTTGTTCTTTTAATATTCTTAATATTTGATTTTCTACAGATAAAACCGTGACTTGTTTTGCATTAATCGCTGCAAGCAATTGAGGCTCTTGACTTAGGACTTGATTAATTTTTATTTGTAATTGAGCTCTGGCCTCAGCTTGTTGATTTATACCTAGTAAAGCTTTTGCTCCAGACGCTGCAAATTTAGATAAATCTAAACCAAGTTTTCCAATAACAGCACTAATTAAAACTATTCCAGGGCCAGATATAAATGTTGAAAGACCCTTTAATATACCCTCTCCTAGTCTACCTCCAATACTTTCACTATCTTGACTATTTATAAATTCTAAAACTTTATTAACGCTTTTTAAAACATTCTCTATAGCTGGTTGAAAAGCTCCAGAGCCTATTGTAGCACTAAGTTGTGCAGTATTTGCTATAGTTCTATTAAATAAAGCAGCGATAGTTTCGTTTAAAGTTTCATTTCTTCTAATAGCTTCATCCGTAGAAGACGTAGAAGTTTTTAGAGCTCTATCATATATAGAATATTCTTTACCTAGATCTCCTAAAGCAGCCTTTAGGACGTTAATTTGGAAAACCCCTCCAACACTTTCAGCAACTTGTGCTCTTTGAGAGTCTCCAAGAGTATCAAATGTTGTGCCTAATTCTTTTAATATTTGTAGTGCCGGTAAAGTGTTTCCTTCTAAATCTCTTACTGTTACTCCTAAAGATTGAAGTTGATCTAAGACTTCTGTTCTTTGTATTCTTGTAAAGATAGTTTTTAAAGAATTTCCAATAACTGCACCACCTCTAGCAGTAGTTTGCTGTACGCTAGTAACAATGGCTAATAATTCATCAAAATCAACATTAACATCTTGAGCCGAACTTCCTACTCGTTTAATTGCTTCTGCAAGGTCCGCAGAACTTACGGCAAATGCAGCATCAACATTAGCTAATTTATTAATAATAGCAGTCGAATCTAAAGCTGATTTATTAAAGCTATTTATCGTCGCAGTCAAAGCTTCTACTGCACTTACAGTATCTAAACCGCTAAGACGAGTTAATATAAGAGCATCTCTAGTTCTTTTTAATGTTTCTTCTGCGCCAAGACCTTGACGCGCAAGCTCTGTCGCAGCTTCTGCTACAGAACGAAATGATTGGCCAGTATCTTTAGCTATATTAAATACTTCTGCACCGAATTTAGCTAGACCTTGGGTAGTCGTATTTAATATAACATTAATATCTGTGAGTGATTTTTGAACATCTACAGTTGTTCTAATTAAATCTGTAAAGGCTTTTTGCACAGTATAAATTAGACCTGCGCTTGCTCCGAATGCAATAACGCGCGCATTTGATGCGTCTAACGATTTTTGAAACTCATTTGCAGCACCAGTAATTCTACCTAAAGGCTGAGTAAAATTCTTTTCGTTTAATCCTTTAAATTTAAAATCACGAGATAACGCGCTTTGTATATCTCTTTCGAGTTGTCTCGTGTCTGCGCCTACTGAAATTGTAGCCGAAGTCCTAGCCATACCTTGTTCCTTTGCTACTATAAATTACACAAAATATACTTAATTATGATAATTTAACTTATTTAACTCCATGTAATTTCATCAGGTCTTCCATGCCTAAAACTCCACCTTTTTTTAAAGCTTCTTGATGTAAACTTACACCTTTTTGATTTTTGTTTATTTTTTCAAGATCTTCTTTGCTTGCGCCAATGATAGAAGTACCTACGGCGCCTTCGCTCTTTTTATTTTCTTTTGAGCCGTTTTTGTCTAAAACTTCTTCTAAATTTCTTGAACTTTCTAACCAGTCAATTAATTTATCTGGATCTTCGTATAAGTCGTCAGAAGGTTTATTCTTTGCCTCAGTTATAATACTCTTAAAATATCTTGCATATCCAAATACCTCAACTTGATAAAAAGTAAGATGCATAATTGGTTTACCATAAAAATAATAAGGATTATCTTCGCTAATATTAAAAAGATTTAAATAAAAAGAAGACAACGCTATCTTCTTAAGGTTTTTATCAAAAAAATCTTCGTTAAATTCATTGTATATTTTTAATATATTTAAAATATCTTGATCTTCTAATTCGTCAAATTCGTTTTCAGAAAAATATTTACTTTTTAAATCTTCATCTTTATATAATGAATTTTTCATATAATATTCATTTATTTTCTTATTAGCATAGTCCTCTGCCGTAAATCCAATTAGCTCTTTCTTTTCTGATTTTAATTTATTTAATTTTAAATTTTCTTCATTAATTTGAATATTTATGGATTTAATTTCTTCGCTTCTGAACAATTTTGATTTTGTAGTTTTTAAATTAGATATATAAAAACCTATTTTATCTATTTCTTTATTTTTTTCTTCTGACCATAGTTTTTCTTTAATGATATATTTATCTTGATCCTCTAGAGTTGGAAGTCCTCTTTGGATTGCTTTATTCTTAAATTCTTCTTTTCTATGATCAGCTTCGCCAGAATCAAAACTTGTTTGATGTTTTATGAATATTTTATCTTTACGAAACGCCCTAATAGAATATCCTCTAAGGATATCTATAAAAATTAACTTCAACTTATTCTTGTCATGAATCAAGTTGTGGCTTTCGCTTTATCATTTTTATATTCATCAGAATCAATTAGTTTAACTAATTTTTCAAATTCTTCTTGAGAAGAAGCTCTTCCTGTATACCAAAAACTTATTAAGTATACAAATTTTGATAGAGCTCTTCTTTCCCAAGAATCTTCGCTCTTTTCTTCTACTAAATCATATGCTTCTAATTTTTCTTCATAAGATGATCCTTTGAATAAATCTTGAAATTTTCCTTCATCATCTTGTAACTGGCTTAATTGCAAAACCCACCACATAATAGTTTTATTTCTGGCTCTATTTTCCGCAGTTTGCTCAAATAGACTTGCTTGAGCAAATTCATAGTCTTGCAATTTTTCTCTTGTTTCCGCGATTTCTTTTATAATTCTTTTGTATTCATTTTTTTCAGTTTCGCTTCTATTCTTTTCTTCTTTTAAAGAAACTTTTTGAAATTCTGTTTGTAGTTCAAAAAGTTTAATGTATAATTTTGTGTATTCTTCTTTATCAGAATCACTAAATACTCCGCCATCATTGCTAAATCTTTTAGCTAAGAGCGCCCTTGTTAAAAGACCAGCTTTAATACCTTCTGAAAGACGAACTCCGAAAAATAGCTCTGCTTCATCAAAAAGACCTCTACTAGGTTTCTTAATTGATAGCTTTATTGGAACATTAACTTTTGCTTTAGAAGTAACTTTGACTTCTTCGCCTTTTTCGTTTGTAGAAACATCTACTTTTTCGACTTCTTTTTCTTGATTAATAGTAAATTCATACATTGTTTTCATATTTTTCTCCATTGTTTTCAACTATTTGATTAAGGTATTTTTTTATTTTACCATAATAGACTACGCCACCAATTGTTTTGATAAATTGGCGTTTTTTATTTTCATCCCAGTTTTTATAATTTTTAATAAAATTAGGATTTTTAAATATCATTAAGCTGGGTTTTAAAATACCAAAATTGTCTTTCAAACTTTTCTGTATACTTTGCATAGAAAGATTTCCTTCTATTATCTTATCTATCGGAAAATTATAATTTATTTTTTTATGTCTCATTTTATTGATATATTTAATTTGCTGAAACTTTCTTCTATCTCTCTGATAGCGTCATTTGCATTATCGAGAATTCTTTTGCGTATTTTTTGATAAGTTTCATCATTTATATTATAACCTGAATCACCTAGATCTTCAAGTATAAAAAAGAAATTTTTATATATATTTGTAATTTTTCTCTTTATCTGAAAAAGAGTAATATCTTTTATAGGATCATTTTCCATAATCTTTTACCTTTATTTTAACCTTTAACCTAAACTAAATTACACAAAAAATAACCCCCGCGAGAAGCGAGGGTTATTTTATAATTTTATTTAATTATTTATTAGAACTGACCGTTAATAAATAATCCATTATTCGTATCTTGAGGACCACCAACTTGAGTACTAAACGTTAACGTTACAGTCTTGTTGGCTCCGATATCAGAGCTAAATTCTTGACTATCTAATTTAGCGCCTTTAAGTTTGAATTGAGCCATAGTCAAATTAGCGTCTGTTGGGCTTTTGATTGTTATTGATGGACTGTAAGTTGTAGAATCGTCTTCAACTAGACTTGCAAGATTTCCAGTTTCCATATCTGTTACTTGAGCGTCTATGCTTAATGTAATAGTTAATGGGAAATCAATTTCTCTTGCAAAAGCGAACTTATTTCCAAGTTTTTCAATTGGAGTACGAGCAAGGTCAAAGCTTAATGTATAACTTTGAATGTTGATTTTATCTACTTTTGCTCCACCAGCAGAAGTATTACTTAAACTTAATGTAATATCTCCTGGGCGAAGAGCACTGATTGCATTTCCACTTCCAATTCCAACATTTTTTACAGCTTGTGGAAGTTGATAAAAGTGAGAAAGAGTTTTGCCGTCAGTTGGGTTTACAGCTGGTACATAATTACCACTAATACCATTTTGGAAATTCATATTTAAACCTTCTACATTAATAGTGGTTGTTGGGAAATTACCAACAGAAGCTTCTGTTGAATAGGAAGTTATGAATCCATTACCAATTCCAATGACTCCGTTAACATTGCCAGTATCAGAAAATCCTACTGCGTCATTGCCTTCTGGAGTTGTGCGGATAAAGTAATTTCTTTCATCAGTTGTTTTATTTAAGAATCCAGAGATTGCAGAAACATCAGAATCTGCATTGCCAGAAACAACTGTGAATCCAAGAATATTTTCATTTGCAAGATTAGCATTAATATAACTAAAATCTAGGGCAACAGTTGGGTTTGTTAAAATTACGCGATCAATTGCTGCGAGTTGACCAAATTGATTTACGTCTGTGCGCTCTACAGTAAAGCTATAGTTAGCAGTTTGAATCCTTTGAAGTTGTTTGACTAGGTTAAGGCTTGAATTTGGTGAATTTGAATCGCCACCAATTCCAAGCGTTAAAGTTCCATAATGAAATCCCGTGGCTGGCGCGGGTCCAGCATAAAGCGCTTCAGATTGATAAATTATTCTATTTCTAGGCATATTAAATTCTCCATTTATCTTTATTACACCTTATTTTTATATTTTTCCATCTTTTTATTGGTTTGGATATCTATTTTGACTTAATTCAAAATCTATAAATGCAGTAAATAAGTTAGGGTTTAATTTACTGTAATTATTACTTAATCTGTTATCTATTTTAGATATGCTAACATTATCTATATATAAATACTCATAATCTGGCTGTTTACTAGAAATTAATTCTTGATAATTAAAACAATGACCCGTACAGCTGCCAAGCATATTAAACGGCATTTCATTATCATATATTAAGGGTATTAGGCTTCTAGAAGCATCTCTAAATATGCTAGTCACAGCATCTAATTTAAATATATTATCAGATAATACTATTGCTCTTACATTAATATTCGTTTTATCTAAACCGCCAAAAGCTAAGGGTTCGTTTGCTCCACCTTGATATTTTAAATATACAACGGGATAAGTCTCGACATTTGGAGCTAAACCAGTAGGATTTTGATATGTCTGAGGTTTTAGTTGAAACTGGGTTTCGAATAATAAATCTTCTTCTGTTTCGCTGGTTAGATATACATTAAAATCTTTTACTGCATAATTACCGCTAATAGAATTTGGTGCATCAGCTATTGGCTGACTAAAATATAATTGACCTTGACTCGCATTAATTCCACTTAAATAATTTTGTCCTACTTCAGTAAAAATATTATTAATATATACTCCACTAATAATATTTGCATTTGGCACAGACTCATCAATTACCATCTGTTTAAATGGTGCGCCATATGTATAATAACCATAGTATCTTGTTTCTATTGGCCAAAAATTACTTGAATGATTTGTGAAAGCTTCTCCTTTAGTAAGTAATTTATTATCAAACCAAAACAGCATACTGGTCATTGCAATATTATTAAATTGGGCTTTCATTTTATTTAAAACTCCCTATAAAATTTTTGTATAACAAACTAAAGTATTTTACTGGTTTATAAGATGCTCTCCTAACTTTATTCTGACTTTGTATGCCTCTTCCAGACCTACTCGAAGAAAACATAAGTCCATATAAATAATTACTAAATCCAGATATACCTTTTTCTATACTCTTTAACCAGCTATTACCGCCCTCAAAGGGCATTGGTGTATAAGTTTGAAGTTCTTCTAAAGAAGGCGAAGAGACTTTAAAATTGAATACTCCATCTTTAAATTCGCCTTTTTCTATTCTTGTGTTTTTATCTATTAGATCTGTAAGATCTTCTATGGGTTTTTCGCCTTGATTAAATCCTATAAAAGTATATAAATTTCCTTCTCCATTTAAAGTTCTTGAAATATTTTCAGAATCTGGTCCACCCATTAATTCTTGAGAAATTGGATGATTATTTATGTTATTTAAATATTCTTTTTTTTGATCTTCTAGTATTTTATTAGCAATAATACTAGCTCCTTTTTCTAAAAATTTTGCTTTAGTTTTAGATATTTCATTTTTAAGAATTGATCTGTTGATTTTACCAGCCATTATTTTGTTTCCTCTAAATAATATTGATAGTAAGTATTATTCAAATATTTTCTTACTCCTGCTGTAGTAATTTTATTAAAAGTTTTACCGTCGAATTGAATATTTACTACTTTGCCTTGATCTATGTAATCTCTTGCATCTTGTTTAACTACTAAAGTGACGATACCACGAGTGATTGATAATCTAACATCTGTTAATATATCTTCACTTTGTTTTTTGTTATAAGATATTCTACCTTTAAAAGTAGCTTGAACAGGAATATAATCATAGGCTTCTGGAACGGATTGAATATCATAACCAAACAATGGAGTCGTCGCGGGAGAGACGATAACTTTAATTGGTTCTTTATTAACCGTAAACTCTCTAGAAAAGTAGTCGAAAAATTTATCGAATTCTTTAGAAAATTTATCTGCAACGTTAGGGTCTATAAAGCTCATTTTTAGCTAGCATTATATGTTGTGCGAATATTATATAACGCACCTCTTTCTGAGTTGTAAGATCCTGGAACCGTATCATCTCCAGCAACCTGTAGTGGAAAAATCTCATTTATATTATATTTATCAACCAAAGACTTTAATTCTTCATATTCTTGCTTGCGGATCTGATAAAAATTTTTCAAAACTTCATTAGAGTTTAGTTTTTGCACACTGCCAAAATCATCTTTAATTGAAGTATAATCACTAGAAGCGAGACTTCCTGCGCTTTTAATTTTAATATCAAAAAAATAAATTGAATACATTTTTTTAAATATATATTTTTGTATATCATTTAAACTTGGGGTGATCTCTAGTGTAGCGCTATCAATAAAATATTCAATATTTAATAAATTTCCAAGACCACCAATATTTCTTCTTACCCATGCAGCGATTGCGGCTATGCTAAAATCACTTGGCTCGCCCATTTCTTCATATATTTCTTGGGCAATAGATGTAACAGTATTAATAATCATACCTTAAATTACACTTAATTCTTCCGCCTCCATCAGGAACCATTTCATCTCCTTCATCTAATATTTCCGTACATTATGTATCTATTATTCCTTTTGCATTTTAGTATAGTTATTGAGTCCTTAAATTCAAATTTAATTATTGGATTTTGACTAGTAACTATATCAAATCCACTATTCATCAATTTATCTGTTATTTCATTGATATTTCCAAAATAATTATGCACTTCTATGATTATTTCTTTAAATTTTCTTAAAATTTCAATAGGTGCACCAGCTATTATTTCGAATTCAGAACCTTCAGTATCAACTTTTAAGCACCCATCTTTAATTTGGTGTTCATTAACGATGGTCTCTAAACTAATTTTATTTAATCTTTTGTTAATATTTTCTGCATAGTAAACTTTTGTTTCTGATTGCTCTTTTTGTACATATGTTAAACTCAAGCGTGGCTTTCATTGTTTGGTAACTAAAGCCCGTCCGGCGGTGGGGCGATAAACTGCACCGCATCGGCCTCGTCATTGTTTGTGGCGGCGAGGATGAGAGCCTTGCAACGCAGATACTCGTTGCGGCAGGCGGCGATGTAATTTTTGATGGCCTCGCAACGGGCGGGTTCGTAGATGCCAAGGGCGGCGTTGATTTGCTCAAAAGCGGCGACATGAGATATGATTGCTGATTCGCAGGCTTTTTGAAGCAGGTCTAGTTGTCTATTCATAGCGCAAACGGGAAACGCCTGTTATTGTCAGTAGCAGACAGGTCGTTCACATAACGAGCCAGAAACCAGTCCAAATAAATAATTTTTTCAGCACTTGCCAATGTTTTTATTCCAAACTGGTAAGCAAAAGTATTCTGAGGTGCTGTAGATAAGGTGCTGTCATAAACAGATGTTGGATCAGAATTTGCGGCGGTTTGCTCAAAAATCCTGAATCTGTGGCTGGTGCTGCTCATCAGTTCCACAGCAAATACGTATGCCTTGGAAGCTGAAGCGGTTATGCTTGTGTTTTCTCTTTGAAGTGAGCCAGAGCTGAAACCTTTTAGTGCTTGAAAATTTGGGGAAATAGAAGTGTCCAGCTCAAATCCAACCGTATCGGTTACCCCAAACAAATCCGTGCCGAAGAAGGGTGTGTAGCTCATTCTAAAAACCACATTGGCAACAGAGTTAAAACCGCATCGCAAGCTGTAAAGCTGAGAAGAACTATTAGTCGAAGCAGGAAGTTCTTGGCTTCTTTGAATCCCTAAAGCCCCCCTGTTATTCAGGGTTGATTGTGTTCTGATAAACCTCACGCCTATGGCTGGCTCCATCACCGCTGGCGGCGAAAAACTTGAGTCAACCCCAGTTCTTGCGCCTACCAAATTAGTTGCAAAATTTATTAACGAACCATTGTCGCCGAGAACAATCTGAATACCATTTGTTCCTGTTTCACCGCCATCAAGAAAATCTGTAAACTTTTGGAATTTGTAGTTTACTCCTTTCGAATTTGGCTTGATTGCAAAACTATCGGAGATACTTCCAAGCGTTGGATTTGGTCCGAAGAAGCCCATGGCTTAACCCTGCAAAGCCTGAAACCGCTTGCCCGCCGTGGCGCAAACGATGTTTACGGCTTCCGTTGGAATAAAATTGCTCTCGAAAACTATTCCCCCGCCGTTGGCGGAAAGAAGGAGGCCTTGCGGCGTGGAGGAGACTGGCGTGAACCCGATGCCAAGATACATGGCCGTGTCGGATAGGTTTTGAACAACAAGGTATTTGCGGGAGGCGTTGGAAGCAAAAACCTCTTGGGAAGTTGCCGCCGTGGTGATGGACAGGGTGGCGGGGGCAGACGGTTGGGACAGGGTTCCTCGGTTCACCGTCCCGCTAAAAGAATAAGCTCTTAGTCGATAATAAATGTTCCCGCCACCCCCGGACGCATAGAAAACTACTCTTGCGTATCTGCACCCGTTAGCTGGGACGATTCGATAGGCCATGACATCAAGCTGGTTGGAACTCGTTATGTTTTCAGCTACCCATGTTCCCGGTCCGGGGCCGTTGATGGCTGGAAGTATAAACTCTTTGGATAAAAATCCGCCCTGAGCCAAGAATGCGGCGTTGTTTGGTGAAAATTTGTTGACTGGCTGTGCGCTCGAAATTGATGAGAAGTTTGATTGCGTGGACGTTTGAATTGCAAAATAACCCGGATTGGACCCAAAGCTAGAACCCGTAAAATCAATTATATAATAATCTGGGATGCCGCCCGCATCAAAGGTTGCCCCAGTAAACGATGCGGAGGGGTTATGGGCTTGAGGTGCTTGTTCCGCTGTTTGCACCAACCCAACCGCCGAAGCGCTATCCACCGTCACCCTGTTGCCGACATTTACATTAAGATGAGCCGATCCTCCAATCCAAGTCGAGCCTAAATTTTCTTGTTGAGCGTTGAACAACTCAACTGGCAGAGGTCTTCCGCCACCGCCAAGCCCAATGGCCAGAAAATTCTCGTCATCGGCAAAGCCGAGCCGAACGGCCTTTTCGGGATAAAAGCCTCCTGCGCTATCGACATCACCTGCAAAAGCATTTGCCTGAGTGTTTTGCTGGTCTTCATAATGAATGACTAGCTGGTCGGAGTCTGCGTGGCCGGTGGTGCTGGCATCGGTCAAACGAACCATGGTGTTTGCACCAGCCGTGACAACGGCCCGATGCGAGCTTGAGGCGAAATTATAGTAGATTATTCCCCGTGTAGCGTTAGTGACCAAAAGCAACTGGTCTTGATCAATGTTAAGCCCCGTCAGCGTGATGACCTTGGTGTCTGCGTTGAATGTGTAGTTAGGATGAACTTGTTTCATATTATACTATATATTATATTTTTTTTTCATAAAAAATCTATATTTTTTATCCTAAAGCTATAGCATAAGCAATAGCATTATTTTCAGTTGCTACTGGATCTGTATTTAAGATTACATTTTTAAATATTCCAGTACCAAATACATTTATATTATTTGCAAAAGTTTTAACTCCGCTTATAATTTGATTACCAGTATTGTGAACGAGATTATTAGCTAAAATATTACCATCTACTCTTAAATTTGTTCCACTAATATAAACTGGTGAATTAATAAAGTTAATATTAGTACTAGAAAATGTCATATCTCCAACGCCACTAAGATTTAATCCTACATCCACAAGGTTTACTTCTTGACCAGAAAACGTTGTTACTCCTGTGAATGTTTTATTGCCACCAATGTTCTGATTGCCTGAGGTAAATACAATATTACTTGATGTTGAATTTACGTATCCACTTAAACTATTGATTCTATTAACTAATGCAATTCCAGACAAATTTAACGAGCCGCTTAGAGAATTAATCGTAGTCAGAAGAGATGTAAATTCTCCACTTAGTAAAACTCCAGTACCATTAACAGTTGGTCTTAATGCAAAAGTTTTCACTCCACTGATATTTTGATTCCCAGTATTATATACAAGATTAGGCGCAGATATTGGATTTGTTAAAATTACATTTCCGTTAGTAATTGTGATATCAACTCCAGACAAAGCAAGATTATCAATATTATTTAAATTCAATGCATTAAATATACCTGTGCCTTGAATTTCAAGATTATTTATAAAAGTTTTATTACCAGAAATATTTTGATTGCCAGTAGTTCTTACTGTTGAAGTTAGGTCTACTTGCGCTGCCTCGCCGCTGAGAAGAACTCCAGTACCATTAACAGTTGGTCTTAATGCAAAAGTTTTAACTCCACTTATAGTTTGATTTCCGGTGGTATAAACAATTGTTGTTGGTAGCCCTGCAGCTTCTCCACTTAGAAGAACTCCAGTACCATTAACAGTTGGTCTTAATGCAAAAGTTTTAACTCCACTTATAGTTTGATTTCCGGTGGTATAAACAATTGTTGTTGGTAGCCCTGCAGCTTCTCCACTTAGAAGAACTC